CGCTATGTTACAACCGACTATGTATTTTAATTTAAGGCATGTTCCTATGTTTAATGGTCCATACATGATTACAAGAGTTGACCATACTATTAATCCGGGTCAATTTGAAACTATTGTTGAAGGTATTAGACAACCTTTTGCGGGGTTACCTAGAGTGGATAACTATATTCAAACTCTAAGAAATAACTTATTAAATAGTATACTTGAAAAAAATAATGATAGGATTGCAACTCCAAGCACCACTAAAACAGGGAATACTGATACTAATGTGATAACTCAAAAAAGTGGTGTATCTAATGATTTGTTGAATCAACCAAATAAAGAGTATTCTAATACTAGTAATTGTGAACCTAATAATGGTATCTATAGTGAATTTAAAGATGTTGTACCATCATTAAGTGGTAGTTCGTATTCTGATGTTAAACTTAATATAGTAAATACGATTAATAATAACAGTGGTAATTTAGAATATATTATATTTGCATCTATATACTTAGGTTCAAATAAAAGTAATCAATTTATATCCTATGGTAATAATTTCTCAGGTATAAGTATAAAAGAAAAATATTCTCAAGGGATTGTTAATCAATACATGTCAAGTAAGTTATTTTACTGTGTTAAAAACAACACTCCTTACGTTGTATTTAATAGTTTACTTGATAATATTGGTTTACTTAAAAGTAGATGGGAGAAGAGAGTTGATGATGTGACAAAAGATGAGGTTAGTATATCTAAATTCTTAATACTAAACAGTGGACCTATTACTTTAGATGATAATGTTTACACTGATATGGATGAGGTGGATAAGAAAAAAATTGAAAGTTTAGTTAAGGAATCTATTAATTTATATGATATAACGTAATAAAATTAAATTTTTTCATAATAAACGATATTTATAATAAAAAGAAAATATGGATTTAAAATTAATACTAGACAATTATTTGGGTAAGAATACTAAAATGTCTGAAAAAGATAACGGAGACGGAACTAAACAAGTTTGTGATTTGGATACTGGTGACTGTTATACTATAAGTATGAGAGACGGTCTTATTGAAAGAGTAGACAATACTATGAGAACAAATAAACGAATTCAGGTGGAAACTTCAAACGGAGTTAAACAACTGTTAAACGGATAATTAAATATGGAAATTGATAAAAAAATACTTGATGAGTTAACAAGATATAATTCAATAAATAACTATATTACGGAACAAGAAGCTGAGTTACCACCACCACCGGAAGATGATTTACCTGCGGGGGAAGTAGGTGGTCCTATGCCAGATGAAGGGGAAATCGGTGATGTGGAATCCACACCCCCTATGGAGCCTGATACGGCACAACCTATTGATACTGATAATGACCCTGACGTTGAAAAACTAAATAATGATGGTGAAGTTGTAGGTGGAGATTCAAATACTGAAGAAGGTTCAGATGAAACTGAAGAGTTAGAAATAACCGATTTAGTTAATTCTCAAAAATCTATTGAAGAAAAACAAGACGATTATTTTAATAATCTATTTAATCAATTAGATGAGTTAGAAGGTAAATTGGGTAATATGGACCAAATTGTTGATAAGTTAAATAGTTTAGAGGAAAAGATTGAAAAATATAGACCTAAAACTCCTGAAGAAAAATTAGAGTTAAGAAGTCTTGATTCAGGTCCTTATAAACAAAAGTTAAGTGATTTTTTCATTGATAAACAAAAAGACATTGAAAAAACAGGTAAAAACGAATATATTTTAACTACTGATGAGGTTGAAAATTTTACGGATGACCAAATAAGACAATCATTCACTTAAGGTATAATAATTTTAAACGTAATTTAAAAAAGAGTCTAATTAGGACTCTTTTTTTTATATAATCATTTGACAAAACAATAAATGTTCCTTATATTTGAAGTATTAATCATTAAAAAAAATATAAAATTATGTCAAACAACGCATTAGATGCTATCTTAAATCAATATGAGAAAGCGCAGAACTCGGGGAATTCCTCAAACAAAATGACTAGTGAAGAAAGACTGAAAAGGTATTTCGCAGCTATCCTACCAAAAGATGAAAAACAAGGTCAAAGAAGACTTAGAATCCTACCTACATTGGATGGTTCCTCACCCTTTAAAGAGGTGTGGTACCATGAAATGCAAGTAGATGGTAAATGGGTTAAATTATATGACCCAGGAGCGAACGACAATGAACGTTCACCATTAACTGAGGTATATGAAGCCCTTACATCTACAGGTAAAGATTCTGATAGACAATTGGCTTCACAATATCGTTCACGTAAATTTTACATTGTTAAAGTTATCGATAGAGATAATGAAGCTGACGGTGTTAAATTTTGGAGATTTAAACACAACTACAAAAACGAAGGTATATTAGATAAGATTATTCCTATCTTTAGAACTAAAGGTGATATTACTGACCCTGAAAAAGGAAGAGATATTATCTTAGAATTAACTAAGGCTAAAGCTAATAACGGAAATCAGTACACCGTGGTTCAAACAGTTATGTTCGATGACCCATCTCCGGTACATGAAGATAAAGACACAGGAGATACTTGGGTTAATGATACCTCAACACTACATGATGTTTACGCTAAAAAACCTGTTGAATATTTAGAGGCGGTAGCCAACGGTGAAACTCCAAAGTGGGATACTGTGACAGGTAAGTACGTATATGGTGATAGTAGTCAAGGTGATTATTCATTTGGTGGACAATCAACTAAAGAGGACACTAAGAAAGAGGACCCACAAGCTAAAGAACAGGCTTCAGATGACATGCCGTTCTAAGTAATATGATTAATAATTTATAACCTCCCATTCTATGTGGGAGGTTATTTTAATATCAAATAAAAATTAAAAATGAGTACAATACAAGAAAGAATATACGAATCTTTAAAATTAAAATATGAGTCTGAAATTGCTGAGGCTCAATTTAAATTAGATTTATATTATAACAACCCTGTTGGAGTTGGGGAACACCCTCAAATCATAGATGAAATTGACAATGCGATTAAATCATTAGGTGAATCAAAAGATAAGTTACAAACCTTAAAAGAAAGTAAAAAAATATGGCGATAAAGAAAAAAACTGATTTTAAAAGTCTTAAACAGAAATTTTCCACTTCAGCAAAATATAAACCACAGAGGTTTTTTGATGTTGGAGAATCATTTTTAGATGCGTCAGGAGTTCCGGGACCGGCTATTGGTCATTTAAATATGTTTTTAGGTCATTCTGATACAGGTAAAACTACTGCTTTAGTAAAAACTGCTGTTGATGCTCAGAAAAAAGGTGTGTTACCCGTTTTTATTATTACGGAACAAAAATGGTCTTTTGAACATGCTAGATTAATGGGTTTTGAATGTGAAGAAGTGGTTGATGAAGAAACAGGTGAATTAGATTGGGTTGGGTTCTTTTTATTTAATAACGATTTTGAATATTTGGAACAAATTACCGATTATATAAATCAACTATTAGATGCTCAACAAAAAGGTGAATTAGATTATAGTCTTTGTATAATGTGGGATTCTGTCGGTTCAGTACCTTGTAAAATGACTTTTGATGGTAAAGGTGGTAAAATGCATACGGCGTCAGCATTGTCAGATAAAATAGGTATGGGGATTAATCAGAGAATATCCGGTAGTAGGAGAGCTGACTCAAAATATGAAAATACTTTAATTATTGTTAATCAACCTTGGGTACAACTTCCGGATAACCCATTTGGTCAACCTAAGATAAAGAGTAAAGGTGGTGAAGCTATTTGGTTAAACTCATCTTTAGTTTTCCTATTTGGTAATCAAAAAGATGCGGGTACCACTAAAATATCCGCTGTAAAAGATAAGAGAAAAATTAGATTCGCGTCTAGAACTAAAATTTCTGTTATGAAAAATCACATCAACGGGTTAGGTTATGAAGACGGTAAAATCTTAGTTACACCTCACGGATTTCTACCCGGTAAAGATAGTACGGAAGAAAAAAAATCAATAGAAAAATATAAAGTGGCTAACGCTGAATATTGGAACAAAATAATTGGTTCTGAAGGTGATTTTGATTTAAAAGAAGAAAGAGGAAAGTAAATTTTTATAGTTCAACCCGGTGAGAAATCACCACAATAAATAAAATGTGATTAAAACATTATTAGTCGACGGTAATAACTTACTGAAGATAGGTTTCCACGGAGTCAAAGACTACTACCATAAAGGTAAACATATCGGTGGAATATGGCATTTCTTGAACACTACTAGACGTTTCATTGAAAACCACAATTACGATAAGGTTGTGGTTTTTTGGGACGGAGAAGATAGTTCTAACGCAAGAAAACTAATATACCCTCAGTATAAGGAAAATAGAAAGAAACATTCTGACTCCAACGAATACAAAGAACAATCATTCTCTGAACAAAAAGGAAGGGTTAAACTTTATTTGGAGGAGATGTTTATTAGGCAAATTGATATTGATAATAACGAGGCCGATGATTTAATTGCTTACTACTGTCAGATATCAGAAAACGAACACAAAACAATTTTTTCAGGAGATAAAGACCTTACACAACTAATCAGTGAGACAGTATCTTTATATTCCCCAAATACAAAACAATTCTACCATAATGGAGATAAAGTTAAGGGTAAAGATTTTGAATTTCCACATTCTAATATTAAAACCCTTAAAATTTTATCGGGTGATAAGTCAGATAATATCGACGGCATCTATTATTTTGGAGAGAAAACTTTAGTTAAGTTTTTTCCCGAGATACTTGATAATACGGTTTCAGTTTCCGATATTTTAACAAAGGCGGAAAAGTTATTTGAAAACAATGAAGGTGGGGTAGCAATAAAAAACCTATTAACCGGAAAAACAAAATCGGGAATTTACGGCGATGAATTTTTTGTTATTAATGAAAAAATAGTGGACTTATCCAAACCATTGATAACTGATGAAGGAAAAGAGTTAGTTGAAGTCTATTACTCTGAAACTTTAGACCCTGAAGGTCGAGGACATCGTAACCTAATAAAAATGATGATGGATGATGGGATATTTAAATATCTACCGAAAGGTGATGATAAGTGGGTTTATTTTTTAACTCCATTTTTAAAGTTAACTCGAAAAGAAAAAAGAAATTATAAAAAAAATAAATAACAATATGGATATTGAAAAACAAATGAAGATGTTGGGTAATATGAACCCTAAAATTCTTAAAGACATGCGAAAACAAATGATGGGTGGTAAATCAAGTGGTGTTGATATGAGTGGCCTTGTAAGTAATGTAATTGGTGGTGTAAATCAAAAAATAAAAAAATGGTTTAAGAAAAATATGAAGAAGATTGTTATAATTATAGTAGTAGTGTTAACATTAATAATTGGTACTAAAATTATGTTATCTGAAGAAAAAGGTTTATATTTGGTGACTGATTCGTTCGGTGAACAGTATAACACTAACGATTATAAAATTGATGGTCAATGTGTAAAATTTAAAAGAAACAAAAAGAAAAGAGAGATTACTGTATGTGGTAATTTTAAAATTGTAAAACAACAAACAAAATAATATGAAAAATAAAGATTTAATTAATGGTAAAAACCAAGATTCAACTAAGTTAGAGTTTCTAATGACGGTTAATGACAACTTCATTGTACAACGTTTTTTTAATGTAAGAGACTATAACAAAAAAGCGAAAAATTCTTATGAATTATATGAGTATTTAAAAGATTTCGCAAGTGTTTTAAGTAACGATTTAAAAGTTAAATCGATGGACTACATGAGTGAAAATATGTACCAAATAATGAACAATCCAAAT